GGTGCAGAAATAGGTGGAGCATTTGGTGGAGAAAAAGATACAGGTGGTGGCAGAGAATCTGGATCTGATGCTTGGAAATCTTATATGAGAAGAACTACAGTTACAATTAATTATGGTAGAAAATTACCTTTAGCACAAGGTATAACTTTTGCATCTGATAAAAAATAATGCCTAAAGGATTTTATAGAGATCAAGACATTTGTTTTGATATTAAAAAACTGCAAAATGCAATTAAAGAAGTAGATTCAAGAGTAGCAAGACAATCCCCATTAGGAAAAAATGACCTTACTGCAATTTGTTTAACACAAATACCTGAAGATCCAAATTCAATTACAGGCGGTAATGTTAGAGGTCTATATTGGACAAAACCAGATAGCACATATAAAGAAGTAGAAAGAGAAGCACCTATTAATGAATCACAATATTCAGAATTTGTTAAACTGTTTGAAGATACATATTTTAAAGAAGTATACGATAAATTAACAACCAAATATGAATTAGGTAGAGTTAGATTACTTTGGAAAATGCCACGTACAACATTAAGTTGGCATAGAGACCCTGAACCCAGAATACATATTCCTATCATAACAAATTTTGGTGCTCGTATGTGTATAGGTGAAGTAGTTCATCATATGCCTGCAGATGGATCTGTATGGGTTACTAATAATACAAAATATCATAACGCATTTAACGGTGGAGAAGAAGATAGAATACATTTAGTTGCTACTGTTTTAAATTGCGATATGAAAATTTTTGATAGTTATCCAAATTCTTCTCTTAATCAAATTTGGTAATCTACTCTACTTGACAATACAACCAATTTCCTTTATTATAGTACTAACATTGATAACAATTAATTATTTAAGGAGATATCTTCAATGACAATTACTATACAAGAAAAAGTCCTTAATGCTTTAAACAACGGACAGGCTCTTTCTTCAGCAACGATCAAAAATAGATTTGGTGCTGGAAATCCAGGCTCTGTAATCCAATCTTTAAGATTTAAAGGATATCCAGTGTTTTTAAACACAAACAGTAAAACTGGTTGTAAAGTTTATAGAACTGGTAAAGCACCACGAAAAGTAGTAGGTGCAGGATATAAAGCATTAGCAAAAGGCTTAATATAATATTAAGAACTCTGTTAGTTCTAATATACTAAAGGTCGTCTGTAACCTACGTAATAGGGGGCGACCTTTTTTTATGGCTAATGACCCGCTATTTTACTCGTTTCTTAGGCTATTGACTTTTTGGCTTAAAGGCTTTATTATTATAATAAAGGCAACAGAAGGGCAAAATAAATGAATAAACAAATCTACGTTTTAGAAGGAAGTTACCGAAATAGAAAAGTCGAAAATACTACTTTTAAATTAGTTAAACCATACCAACCATATCCACATAAAGAAGGTGGATTCATCACAGTAAAAATAAACGATCTCACACAATATCCGGGTGCTACAAAAGATCATATAAGAATTAGTTTAAACAACGAAAATCAATTAAGAGATAAACCACCAGAATCTCGTAAAGAAGAAACTGACGCAGAAGTTGTTGAAAGAATGCGTAAACGTTTTGAAATTTTAGATTCAATGACTAAAGCAACCAAAAAAGGAGACATCAGAGCAATGATAGTATCTGGCCCTCCAGGTGTTGGTAAGTCATATGGTGTTGAAAAAGTTTTAGAAAGATATGGAGTTATATCTACATTAGGAGATTCTAAAAAGAAATATGAAGTTGTCAAAGGTGCCATGAGTGCTATTGGACTATATGTCAAATTATACAATTTTCAAGAAAAAGATTGTGTTGTAGTATTTGATGATTGCGATAGTGTTTTATTAGATGACCTATCTTTAAACTTATTAAAAGCGGCTTTAGATTCTAAACGAACTAGAAGAATATGTTGGAATACAGATTCACATATGCTACGTAGGGAGAATGTACCAGATCATTTTGAATTTAGAGGTTCTGCTATATTCATTACTAACATTAAATTTGATAATGTAAAATCTAAAAAATTAAGAGACCATTTAGATGCATTAGAATCTAGATGTCACTACATAGATTTAACAATTGATACTATGAGAGAAAAAATCTTAAGAATTAAACAAATCGTAGGAGACGGTATGTTAAATGAATATGCTTTACCAGAAGATGTTAAGCAAGAAATAATTCAATGGATAGAAGGTCATAAAAGAAGACTTAGAGAAGTAAGTCTTAGAACTGTACTTAAAGTAGCAGACTTGGCTAAAAGTTTTCCAGATAATTGGAAAGCAATGGCTGAAAATACAATTTTAAAACCGAGGTAATATGAGAACACAACCACAAGAAGTAATAGCAAAACTAGAAGCAGATAATTCTAGACTTAAAAAAGAAGCAATAGTTTTAGATGCAATGAAAGAAGGATTGGACGAATTCTTTGAAGGTCTAAAAATGTGTTTAGACAAACTATACACATTTGGAGTTAAACAAGTACCTACTAAAGATGACGTTATATCAGCTCAAGGCTGTGAATGGAAAGTGTTTAAAAAATTAGCTGAACAACTTTATAATAGAGAACTTACAGGACACGCGGCTCGTGATGCAATTAAACTTGTAATGAGTTCTGCAACGCCAGAACAATGGAATGGCTTTTATAGAAGAATCTTAATTAAAGATTTAAGATGTGGTGTTACAGAAAAAACTGTAAACAATGTTGCAAAGAAAAACAAATTTAAACAATATACAATTCCAGTATTCACTTGTCAATTAGCACAAGACTCTGCAAAACACGATAAGAAACTTACTGGTAAGAAAATGTTAGAAGTTAAATTAGATGGTGCTAGAGTTGTATCAATTGTTTATCCAGATGGCAAAGTTGATATGTTTAGCAGAAATGGAAAAGAGCTAAACAACTTTGGACATATTGCAGATGAAATAAGTGAAGTAGTTAAAAATTCTCCACCACCTTATCCTTTAATTTTAGACGGTGAAGTAATGAGTGATAACTTTCAAGACTTAATGAAACAAATTCATAGAAAAAGTTCTGCAACAGCCAAAGATGCTAAACTGCATTTATTTGATTTTATTCCATTAGCAGATTTCAAAAAAGGCATTTGGAATAAAAGCCAAAAGGATAGAACAGAAATGGTTAAGGCTTGGTACGAACAACATAAGGCAAGTCTAACAACTGTAGAAGTGTTAGATCATGAAATAGTTGACTTGGACACAGAAGAAGGGCAAAAGACGTACACAGCGATTAATAAGAGGGCAGTAGACGGGGGATATGAAGGTATCATGATAAAAGACCTAGACGCTCCATATGAGTGTAAAAGAACTACGTCTTGGTTAAAATTAAAACCATTTATTGAAGTATCATTGAAAGTAATTGACACAGAAGAAGGTACAGGTAAAAATGTAGGTAAATTAGGAGCACTTATTGTTGAAGGTACAGATGATGGCAAGTTTATTAAAACGAATGTAGGATCTGGTTTAACTGATGAAAATAGAGAAGAATTTTGGAAAGCAAAAGGAAAACTTACAGGACAAATAGTAGAAGTTAGAGCAGATGCAATTACACAGAATCAAGATACAAAAAATGAATGGAGTCTTAGATTTCCAAGGTTCTTAAGATTTAGAGGATTTGATGTCGGAGAAAAAATTTAAAGATACTTTAGCTATGGACTTGTGGTTTCCTACAATTGTATGGAACGACAACTTAAAACACATCGATAATAAGATGTTAAATAATTATGTCTTAAATCTTAAAGAAAAAGATAAAGGACGAATTGTAACTAATTATGGTGGTTGGCAAAGTAACATGATTAAAAGCAAAATTCACGAAGATTTATCACCAAGTGAAAATACTGATATAATAGAAAAATTTATTGAATCATTACAAAATGCAATTAACCAATGTGTTAAAATGGCAGGGTTAATGGATTTACAAATATGTGACTATTGGTGGAACATAAATTATAAAGGTGATTATAATAAACCACACCATCACAGTGATAGTATTTTAAGTGGTGTTTATTATATTGATATACCAGAAGACAATATGGGAGATATTCACTTTGAAAGAGAAGACCCAGCACAATATTTTCTTCCTAGATATATGCCTACGCGAAATAAATTAACTTCTACTAGAGCTACGTATAAACCTAAAACAGGTGGTTTATTAATTTTTCCTAGTTGGGTTACGCATAGTGTAGATGGTAATAAAACAGATAAACCTAGAATATCAATGAGTTTTAATACAACTATTGCCCGAACACCTGCTAATGACGAACTAGCAAGAATGAATGGATTTAAAATATGAGAAATCAATGGTACATTAAAATATATGCAATAACAATTATTGTTTTAGCATTGTTATTTTTTGCTTATAACTCAAATGCTGAAGATAAAAAACCTGGATTACAAGGGTGGGGTAATAAGTTATTTGAAGTATTAGACCAAGAAGTTCAAGACACTAAATCTTACCAAAAGAAACAATGGGAAAAGATGAAAAGACAGTTTAAAAATTTATTTAATAGAAGCGAAAAAGAGTGGAATGAATTAGATGAGTGAAGACATTAAAACAAAATATGACAGACTAGAGCACCCAGCTTTTGGACGTAAAGAACCTAAGCCAATGACTTTAGAACAAGAAAAAGAAGAATGGGATTTTTGTATGGACCAAGCAGATCACGATACAATGTTAAGAAGAGAAATGGCAAGAATTAGAAGAGAATGGGCACCTTGGAAAGAAAAAGATGTAACAGATACACATAAAGTTATCTATGAGGCAGAAAGAAGAGTTAAATTATTGCCTAAGAAAGATATTAATAAACATAAGCCTGGTGCACATGAAATATAGGGCCAGTACACTTAAAAAATATCAACTATTATCAGATAAAATTAATGATGAGCAATGGAGTACTCCTCGACTTAAAGAATTTTGGAAAAAAAATCGAAAATTTGAAAAATGGTTTAAGGAAAATGTTTTAGATGATTATTCAAAAGAGTCTGGTCATAGATTTTTTCCTTCAAAGTTTAGGGGAGAATATGGTGAAGGAAAATGAATGAATTAATATTTGGTATATTATTAATATTTGGATTAGGTATAATAGTTGGCTGGTATATGTCTAATACAATAAACAAAACTAGATACGAAAGTATATTAAAAAATAGTGCAATGATGATGGGTATGACTAGAGAAGTTTGGGAAAGAATTATTAAAGCAAAAAGGATGGAACATGGCGTTCAAAAAAAGAATGTTCAACAAGACTCCGAGAAGAATACATCGGAATAAAGGTGGACGTAAAAAAGGAACAGTTTCCATCAAACCTATCAAAATAAAAAAACCAAAACAATCGGTCTGGTTTCCTTAAATCACTATTTTTCTTTACTCAAGACTATATAAGAAATATAGCATGACTGAAAAAACGGAAATTCAAAAACCCTCAATACAGGAACGAGTTGCAAAAAGAGTACAACAAATTGCTCAACCAATTGAACTATGGTTAGACAGATTAGTTGCAAAACCTGAAAAATTTAATCCTGAAAATTACAAATTACTAGATCATCTTAAAAAAGAAAAAACAAAAGGTCAACACGCAAGAAAACTTAAAGAATTATATCAAGGACAATATGATGAAATCTTTTTTTATTATAAAGCAAAAAAGAAACCATTTGAAGAACTTAATGATGATGATCAACAGTTGGTAGAGTCATATAACGAATTTAGTAAAGAAGAACTTCAATTACACATTAAAACATACGAACATATATTCAAGGCTTGTGATTATATGATAGGTATAGCTAATGCTAATAGAAAATCAAGGAAAAGAAAACCTATTAGTAAAACAAAAGCAATTTCAAAATTAAAATATAAACGTGAAGATGACAGGCTAAAATTGATTAGTATAAATCCAGAAGATATAATAGGTTGTGAAGAACTATGGGTTTATAACACTAAAACTAGAAAACTAGGATACTATGTAACATCTACATTTGATCCAAGAGGTATGGAGCGAGAGGGCACTGGATTAGGTGTTAAAGGTACTTCGATATTTAGGTTTAATGAAGAAATTAGTGTACAAAAAACACTAAGAAAACCCCCAGAACAGCTTCCACACTTTATAAACGGTCCTAAGACTAAATTAAAAGAAGACCTTGATAATATTAAAGCAATGGGCTTAAAATTAAATGGACGTATTAATCCAGACGTTATATTACTTCGGGCTATTAGATAAATAATTGCATGAGTACAAAAGACGACATAATTCACATTAAAGCAGGACTAGTAACATTGGGTGATGCTATAGAAAAATTGACTGTTTCTGTAGATGATTCAGATGAAGTAGCTAATGTTAGCAAATCTATTAATTTTAAAGGTACTGCAGATAACTCTATATATGGCAAGGGCTTATCTTGGAGTGGCTATGGTAATAAAAAACAACTAAACTACCAAACCAATCCTGATAGACTATGGAGTAGCGACATTATAGACATTAATAAAGGCTCCCATTTTTCTGTAGATAATACATTTGTATTAAGTGAAGTAGAATTAGGGCCAACAGTTAAAACTTCTAATCTTAAAAAAGTTGGTATATTAGAAGGATTAGCAGTTAACGGAAATGTTAATTTTGACTCTTTTGTATTTTATGACTCAGGATTCAGTCGACTAGGAATAGGAACCGAACTTCCAAATGGACAATTATCGGTATCTTCTAACGACGTAGAATTTAGAGTACAACCAAATGAAGACAACGCAGAAATAGGAACCTACACAACTGCATCATTGAGGATCCAAACAGATAACACAGATAGAATTACTATAGGTGCTCATGGAGACGTTAAAATTGGAACACAAGGTGGTCAAACAACGTTAAATGTTTACGGCAAAGTTGGAATAGGCGTTACTAATCTTGATAACAACATATCTTTAGACGTTGACGGTCCAATTAGATTTCAAAGTAAAAAATTCCAAACAGGTACTGAAGCACCAACAGAAGGTTCTCATTCCCAAGGAGATGTTACTTGGAATAGCAATCCTACTCCAGGAAACGTTATGGGTTGGGTATGCGTTCAAACAGGAACACCTGGCTTATGGAAATCTTTCGGAAATATCGGAAATTAGAAAATCAACTTAACTTTTGGAATTGGGTGGGCAGAATTGCTCCTCTAGTTGCTCTTGTTATTGTTATTTTTCTAATTACATTTCAATTTAACACATTACTAGACTATACCATTGGTTTTATAAGCATTGCTTTCGCCTGTATTGCTTTTATATGGTGGTGGTGGGTAATTCAAACAATACATGATTTTTTAAAATTAAAAAATTATGCAAGTGGTAAATTTAAAGAAATTAAAAAAGAATTAGAAAGTATTAAAATAGATTTGCATAAATCAAAATCTATTAGAAAAAAAGAACACAACAAACTTAAAAAATAAGTTTATGTGTTTAAAATTTCCTTAAGATATTCTTTATTCCAATAAGAATAGTAATCTGTTTTGCGTAAATTATCTCTTGCTTCTTCTAATTCTTTTCTTTTTTGACCTAATACAAAATTATATTTTCCATTATTTGTTTTTACTTTGTCTATATACGTTTTTCTTTCTCGATGATCGGGCAAAAACACATAAGATGGATGTTCTTTATTAAGCAATTCACATAATTGATTTAATTGTGATATTGAAAAATCATTATTAAACATAAAAATTGTAACATCTTTTTTAATATGTTTTTCTTCAACAAAACGAAAACAGTTTTCTAAAATACTTTCATCACAAATAACCAAATTCCATACTGCTTTTTTGGCATAAGGGCAGACAGAATGACCATTTAAACTTTCATTTACAACACCTAAATGTTGTATCCAATCCTCTATATGGCTGTAAATACGTTGAGTCATTATAATAACGATATTTAATATGGTAGTAATAGGAAACGGCGAAAGTAGAAAACTAATCAATCTAAGTGAAATTAAATCTGAAACGATTGGCTGTAATGCTATCTTTAGAGATTGTATAGTTGATCATTTGGTTTGTGTTGATCGAAGAACACTTAAAGAAGCAATTAATCACGAAAATACTAAACATACAATGATATACACTAGGCCCGATTGGCTTAATATGTATACAAGTGTTTTTGAAGTACCAGAACTATTTTATGAAGGAAAAGAAAGACCCGATCAACCTATGCATTGGGGCAGTGGACAATTTGCTCTTTTAGTTGCAATTGACAATTGTAATAGTGAAAATATAGATATTATAGGATTTGACCTTTATGGAAATGACAATAAAATTAATAACATTTATAAAGGAACCAAAAGCTATGAAAATGATAATTCACACGCCGTAGATCCTCGTTATTGGATATATCAAAATAAAAAAATATTTGAGTATTTTTCTAAATTTACCTTCAATTACTACGTAAATAATAGTTTTAAAGTACCTGATAGTTGGACAGGTCTTAAAAATCTTAAAATTAAGGACATTAAAAAATATGAGTACTAGATACGTTGTTTGTCTTAAACATGGATTTAAGTATGGCCCTGAATATGTAAACATTTTAGCTAAAATGGTTAAAAGAAACTGTACTCTTCCTTATGAATTTGTTTGTTATACTGAAAACACACATGGTATAGACAAAAATGGTATAACAATTTTACCATTACCTACTGCGTATCCAATGATTTCTGGATGGTGGTATAAACCTTTGTTATTCAATCCTTGGCAAAAACAATTAAATGGCACAATTCTTTATATTGATTTAGATGTAATTATATTTAGAAATATAGATAAACTTTTTACATATAAAGAAGGATCTTTTTGTGTAATAAAAGATTTTAATAGATCCACCAATCCTGATTGGACTAGAATGAATTCTAGTGTAGTTAGATGGCAACCAGGACAACAGTCTCAAGTATATACAGAATTTATAAAAGACCCAGGTCATACAGCACGAAGATTTCACGGAGATCAAGATTGGTTGTATGCTAATGTAAAAAAAGATTTTGAATTTTGGCCTGATGAATGGATCCAAAGTTATAAATGGGAAATGAGAAATAGACCGCCTATGGTTAGACAGCCAAATGGTATTAGGAATTTTAAATCACCCGGAGTTCCTATAATAAAAGAAAATACAAGTATTGCTGTTTTTCACGGTGACCCTAATCCTAAAGTATGTTGTGACCCATGGTGTAAAGAAAATTGGAAGTAATTAGTTTAAAAGAATTGTTTGAAGTAATACATTGGTGTAATACCATTTCAGAAACTACAGTATTACCAATGAATGTAGTAGAATATTGTTCTGCTGTTCACACATATACTCTTGGTGAACATTTTGACAATAATTTTGAAAATTTTAAAACCATGTATCAAACATATATAGGAAACCTACAATGATAATACGAAAATTGATACTCGTCATTTGTTTTTTTGTTCTTATAAGCAGTTGTGTTAGAGGAAATCATACGTTAACCTCAGTATGTTATAAAGAAAAATATCATACGTTACTATTAGATGGAGCAAGAACTGTTAAAAGAATAGTTGATGATGAATGCTATAAAAAGGAAGAAGTCCTACGTTGGAAGTGGCATAAACAATTTTAATAATACCAAAATAGTTCTTGATTATTAATTTAAAATATTATATAATCATTGAAATGATAGACACATATATTACCAAAATTAAAAATTGGATAGGCCATAGGCTAAAAGAAAGAACTACTGCTGATGGTATAGTTCTTATCGTAGCAGGTATTGTTTACTTAATTTTTAAACCTATAGCAAGTTTAGTGGCTTATGCCGCTATTTTCTATGGTGGTTGGACAATTTATAAAAAAGAAAATAAATCCGACAATTAAAAATCACTTACTCGCTTTGTACTAGATACAGGCATATCTAAGAGTTTTCTTTGTTTAACACCTTGTTGTTGAGCAAACTTTTTAGGATCACATTTAGCACATACGTGCTTATAAAAATCTGTTAATCTCTTTACTTCAATACTACCTCTAGGTCTGATAAATTTTTCAGAGCAAGAATCACATTTAAAAATGTAAAGGGTTTGTACCCTTTTACATTTGTGTTTTTTACCTAATTTGCTGGTCCTTTCAGACCAAGTAGTTTTTTTCTCTTCACCAATAAACATATAATTTTATTTACATTAGGATTAATGGATTTACCATAAATAGTGTTAACAGGAAACATTAAAGATGGCGATATTAACACTTACAGACTCGGCAAAGCAAAAAATTAAAGAACTTTGTACAGAAAATAGCAAATATGCTGTGAGATTAGGAATTAAAGGCGGCGGATGTGCTGGTTTTTCCTATGATTGGGGATTTGCAAATCAAGACCAAATAGAAACAAATGATGAATTAATTCAAGTAGATGGTGGAAATCTATTAATAGATTCTGGTAGTATAATGTTTCTACTTGGTTCAGAATTAAGCTACGTAAAAGAAGTATTTGGTTCACAATTTAATATTACAAGTCCTAAAGTAAAATCGTCATGTGGTTGTGGAGAAAGTGTAACTTTTGATATGGATAAGGTAACTGTAGATGTCTAAACAGATTATTAATATAGGTATAGAAGGTAATGACGGTACGGGTGATGCGATAAGAGACGCATTTCGTAAAGCCAATGAAAACTTCACAGAATTATATGCAGTATTTGGTCAAGGTGGTCAAATTACTTTTTCTGCATTAAGTGATACACCTGCCTCACTAGGTTCTAAAAAAATCCCAATATCTAACGATGCCGGTAACGCCATCGAAATGAGAACAATAACAGGTGGCACAGGAATAGCTGTTGACTTAACAACAAATTCCGATGCTATTATTTTAAACAGTACAGGAACCACAGTTGATTCTGACGCTACACCAGGATTAGGCGGTCCACTTAATGGTAATACTTTTCCTATAGGAAATATATCCATTACTGATCAAGCAGTAATAGATTACAATACAGCCCACGGGGCAAATATATCTATAGATGATCTTGTAATTAATAAAAAATATGCAGATCAAAGATATTTAAAAGTTTCAGGAGGTCCTAGTGGAGCATCAGGACAACTTAGAGTTAGAAATGAACCTACAGACGGTTCAGAATATACATTAACAATAACTGCTTTTAATAATGGTGACCCTACAATAACTAATCACGGATTTGACGCAGGTTCAAATGGTTTAGCTTTCATTTATAATTCTACGGCAACTGATGCAGTAAATTTAGTATCAGAGTCTATTTACTACATTAGATACATTGATGTTAATACTTTATCTCTTCACGCCAGTGTAGCAGAAGCTACAAATGATGATGACAGTACAAGAGTTAAAATTTCTGCTAGTGGTGGTTCAGGAACTCAAACACTTGCTGATAATGAATACGATAGTACGTTAACAGGTAATTGGTTAAGTTCAGAAGCTCTTCCTAGAAAAGCTATAGTTCGAAGACAAGGCGATACTATGGAAGGAATACTTAATTTATTTGACCATCCAGGAGCAATGGCTGGATTAGGAAGAACATATCCAGATGCTTACGCAAATATAGTTGCAAATAGAGAATTTTTAGCAGACGAAGTAATGGCTTGGTTTGATACTGCTTATCCAAATGCTCACAATCAACTTTTTAGTGTATCAGCCGCAACATACTCTCCTGCATCAGGAGTAATGGAATTAACTGTTGGGTCACACACTTTACAAGCTGGTACTACTATTAAGATTGACGCAAATAGTTTAACATTTACTTGTGCTTTAGATAGTCATGCAACAAATCATACCTATCCAAGAGCAACTGGATCATCTGCACCAGGCGGATATGATCCTGTTTACAATACAGCAATTGCAATTACTGGAGTAACAGCAACAACAATTACTGTAAATGTTGGTATATCAAGTGATACGTCAGCACATACATTTGTAAGTGCTACTTCTAATTGTATATCTACTGAACGTCATGAAAAATGTGAACGTGATACAAAATTTAATATTGATGCAATTGCACATGACGTAAAACATGGAGGTAATGCAGAAATAATTAGAGTATCAAAATATTATTGGGAAGGTGCATCATCACAACTTGCCGCTGGCGAAATAAATTATGCTATTCTAATTAATAATAAATTAAGAGATTTTATTAATACTAATATTATACCTAATGTTGCACTTTCTACAAATCAAAATCCAGTAGTTACTACACAAACTACTACAACTAAAAATGGAGAAGCAGGAGCTGATACAAAAGTAACTTCGTTAGTTGCAACTATTAATAATATTACTGAAAACGGTTTAGATGTCATACCAACACCAACACCTGCAGTAGATGTCGGTGATTTACAGGCGGCAACAAAAAAATATGTTGATTCAGCAGTTACACATTCAGCAACTAATTTATTTGTAAACACCAAAGGTGACGATTCAATGGAAGGGATACCTCAAGACAAATGGGGTAGAACTTTAGGTACTGCTTATGCTACAATAGGTGCCGCGGCGGCTAGAGCAGAAGAAATAATGAATACTACTCCTTTTGAACCAGGTCCTTGGAGACAAGTTATTACATATAATAATG